ACCAAGTTCTCCAACTCCCAAACCTCCCTGCATCAATTCGTCTATTAAACTCCAAGGGGTGCTCACAGTATCGCGTGCCATATTTTCATAACGTTGTTCAATCATATCGAGATACTGATGTCCTATATTTCTCCCCATACCGGCTCGCAACGCTTCATCGATCAACTTCTTTATGGAATCGAAATCCCCATTCGCTTCTAAAATTTCTACCGATTCAACGATTGCGTTTTTTAATTTTTGATTTTTAAAGAAATCTAACGTTTCGTCTTGAATAAAATCTAAATCAGTAGCCTCGAGATGTTGGTATACTTCTTTTAACGTTTCAAGAATTGACGTTTTTAATATATCATTTTCAATACTATTAATTATTACTTTAAACGCATCTAGTGTAATGTTTTTTTTATATTTTAGAAAATAATCAACACACTCTTTCACAATCCATTTCATCGCGTCATTGTCATAATATCTTGGATCAACTATATCGAATATCTGTTCCATGAATTGTATCTTGGTCATTAGACAAACGATAGACTTGATTTGAAAACTGTGACCGAAATGTGATAAATTATTGCTCATATAACTTTCTGTACCGTTCTAGCTTTAAAAATTCACCAATCCACAAATTGATATCAGGTATCTGTCCCCACAATTTATCTTGTAAGAACATAGTGTTGAATTTATATTTAGTGAATTCGGGAATTTTATTATTTACATAATTTTGTATTTTTAATTTTAAAGAATTACTGATGTCAACTTTTTGTAGTTGCATCAAGATATAATTTCTTTTTATCAGTGAATAACTACTACTGAGTTTTTGGAAAAAATTATTTTTATCTTTAGTTTGTTTAATCAGATCAAATAGTTGAGGAATTGTAATTTCCTTATCAGCAATTTCGGGAATGTTTTTAATCAATGTTTTCAGACCAACACCGTGCACACCATTAACGTTATCAGATTTATCTCCAACTAAAACTTTGTATAGAATAAAGTTCGATGCCAATATTCCAAATTCTTCTACAACTTTTTTCTCATCATAAATAATCTTTTTTGTCGGACTCCATACTTTCGTATTACTGTTTACCAATTGTAAAAAGTCTTGATCAGTACTCACGATTGTACTATCACGATCGGGAAAAATACTTTTACATATATAAGCTATAACATCATCTGCTTCTGCATAATCTACTGTCACGATAGAAATTGGGAGTTGCTCTAAGTACTTAATTAATCTCCCCATTTGTATTGTCATGGATTGGTGCTCATCCATTGGTGCAACAGCCCAATCGACATTTCTGTTAAAGTTTTTCTTTACACTGCGTTGTTGTTTATAATGCTCATATATTTTTTTCCGCTTTTTAGAACCGTATTTTCCATCAAACACGATAATACAACGAGTGGGATTGATACGAGCAATGGTGTAGCGTAAAGATTTTAGAAAGCCTACTAAACCACCGACATGAACACCATCATCATTAATCGCTGGATTGGCTGAAAAACATCGTATGAAAGTATTCAATCCATCAATCAATAATACTTTACTGTTGAGATCTAGATCTAGTTTTTGATCACGTTCGTGATTTAGTTCTACTTGATTCCAAATTTCTTTCAGTCTATCATTATCAATCTTGTTATAATGCATCTACAACTTCATCTGTTTCGATGACATCGTCGATGCCTAGTTTATTCGATTGATACTTTAAGATAGTTTTTTCACAGATTAGAGAATAGACCTTTTCTTTTAGTTGCGAATTTTTTTCCATCATGTCGTGAAATTCCTTTGACTGAAATTTAATATCTTGATCTGTATCGACATCTCGAAAAGTGTACCAAGCCCCGCTGGTTTTAACCAGTTTGTGTTCTTTCATCACTGTTAACCAACTATCGTAATCACTGATACCTCGATCAAAGTACAGAACAAATTCTGCAGTTCTGAGTGGAGGACCTAATCTGTTTTTTATCACTTGGGCCTTTATCTTGATCCCAATTGTATTCTTCTTAGTATCCTTTATCTGTCCAGCATTTTTTAATCTGATGCGAGTCGATGCGTGAAAAGGTAAAGCCTTTCCACCCGAAGTAGTCCAAGGATCACCAAACATGACTCCTAACTTCTGTCTTAGTTGATTTGTAAAAACTAAAGCGACTTTTTGTCTCGCCACCATGTTGGTTATTTTTCTCATCGCTTTAGAGATGATAATAGCTTTTGAAGTTGCCCAACCGTCTTTATCAAAATCAGCATCCAGCTCAACTTTCGTTGATGCTGCCGCCAAACTATCGACTAAAATGGTTACTATTCGATCTCTATTCGATTCTCTGATTTTAGTTACGATGTGTTCTACTGCTTCAAACACATCTTCAACTGTCTCGAGTTGAATATATAACATCTTTGAAATATCAACACCTATCGCTTGTAGAAACTCTTGAGACACAGATGATTCAGTATCGATGTAAACCGCCATACCACCTTTCTTCTGTGTATTGGCTAACATATGAGCCCCAACTAACGATTTACCACTTCCTTCCAATCCATTTAATTCCGTTATCTTACCTACCCCGATTCCACCATTAGGTTTATTCGAAATAGCGATATCGAGTATAGATGATCCTGTCGAAATCCAATCTTTAACATCAGTGGGACTGTTTGAATCTTGATTAAGAAAATAGGCTACTTGATGTTGTTTAAATTGTTTATTTAATTCAGACGCAATGACGCCTGCGAGTTCATCTTTTTCTAACATATAAAACCTCAAGTTAAGGGGGGTAAGTAATACTCACCCCCTGAATTGTATTTAATTAATCTGTGAACAGTTTATCGAAGGCGTCTTCGATATTCTTAGTACTAGTAGTGTTGGTAGTACTGCTTTGATTTGAAGGTTGCTCTTCTGTACTTTGTTCTGCTTCTGGATTGAGATATTGGTGCAGAGCTTCTTTCAACTCATCATAGGTGGGTTCATCATACAGCTCTGTCAATTCAACTTGAGTATCGAATATCTTTTCGAGTAACTCTGAATCTTCTGTGATAGGAGTCTGATTGGGTTTAACTCTAATAGTAGTTTTACCGAATTGATTACCTGCTTCAGCCGGTGTCATCTTTTCTACTACTATATCGCGACCATTTATCGCATCTGATATATCACCATAATCTGGATCAGCCATGAAACCCAAAAGTTCTTGATAAACCGTTTTACCAAAGCCCCAAAATTTTACACTTTCGCGTTCCTGACCACGTACAGTGATCGGAACAAATGTTCTCATCTTGGGTTCGAGTTTCTTACCCTGAATCCATTCTTCTCTATTGCCAGTAGATTTAAGTTTGTCAGCAAATTCGTTGATTGGATCAGGTCTGCCAAACGAAACTGGTGAGAGGTAGGTTTTATTCTGTCCCATTTGATAATGGAAATACAACTCAATGAAAGGATTATCTTTATTGAATTTATACGGAACCATTCTGATTTGTGTTTTGCCAGGTTGCGGTTTCCAGAAATTTTCTTTAGTTGAGGTTGTTTTCTGTAACTGAGCTAGGCGTGCTTTAATTGCTTTAATATCCATCGATATTCTCCTTAGTATTTATGTTTTAGTGTTTAGTTTTTAACGTTTATGATTTACATCATAACCATTTCGTATATAAATATGTAATAGAATTTCAAAAATATATATTTTTTTTATTTCTTTTCATCTTCCCGTTTCCATTTTCCAATTGGACATTCTGCTGTAGCGTAATGGGTTTTGACATTCATGAAACAACCACATTCAGTACAACGGCCATCAACCTTATTCGTATCGGGGTTGGTTTCATCATACAGTAAGTAGGGACATTGTTTACAAATTTCCCATCTCGCTTCCGCGACTTCCTGTGGTACGATGACCTGGTTCCCCTTGATGAAGGCTTTTAAACTCCGCCAATGATCGATTGCTAAATTCCGTACTTGTTGGGATGCCGGTGGGAGTGTTTTCTCCTTTTCCAGCATATCTTCAGTTTCGGATATGTGAGTTAATTCTGCTTCGGTTGCGGGTCGGTCTATTGTAGGCTTGGGCCTATATTTCACTTAACACCTAAATGTGCCATAAGTTTATCGAGTTTAGATTCAACGGATCTCAATCTATATTCAAACGCTGGATTGGCGTTTTGAACTTGCTGTTGTGGTTGAGGTGCATTCCGGATTCTCTCTTCGAGTTTATCTACTGGCATGATGTTCGGTAGATGTTTATTTTCCTTTGCCCATTTTTTATATCCCGTACGCCATTTCTTTATCACGGTATTCGATGATCCCGGTCGAGGCATCTGTGGTGGCATGGCTTTCGGTCTCGGCATTGCGAGGAGTTCATCAGCAGTTTTGAGATTCGGTAGATGTGAATTTTCATCTACCCAGTCGTCGTACTCGACTTTCCAATTATTCGTTTCATTCGGTCGTGCGTCATGAAAAGGTACTCGAGGTGCTGGCCTCGTGGGTTTTGGTGGTGGCGGGATGTCTTCGCCAGCTAACCACTTCAGCATGATGTCTTTTTCACGATAACCACAGACGTGATGTCCAGTCTCTGAATTGATGAACAGAGGCGTACCGCACTTGATATTGTGCTTCTGTTTTAGGTCTTCTACTATCGATTTATTGTCCGGTTCCGCGAGATCTAATCGCAATATATCGTGACCTTCTGTGTTGAGTTCTTCTATAATCGGTTCAGCTTTTTTACACCAGCCACATCCAACTGTATAGAAAAAGTATAGAGTTGATTCTTTCATAACCTTTCTCCTGTGTTATTCTATGTTGAGGATTTGAAAAATCCTGGTGTGGATTCGATTCAGTCCATCTGAATTCGTTACCAGGATCATATTTTTGAAATTTTCCCAAGGGATTTGATAAGTGGTATCGAGTATCCCGTTATTAAGATTTTTTATCACTTCATTCAGTGCATTGATGGTATAAAGAGTATTGGAATGTTTTTTCCGATGAAGCGATATCGTGTTCGGTACTTGATTGTAATCTACACTTTCATTCGCTTCTACGTTGTATGTGCAGATCATTTCTCTGATATCGTTTTCATTTTGTAAAACATAAATTTTATCAAAAGCTATCGTGTAGCTGGATTTGATTTTCTCAACGATGGAATCGAGTTTCTTTTTTGTTGTGAATGTGCAGAGTAGTTGAGTTTTCATTATATCATCTGACCATAGGTTGGTGATTTAGGATCAGTATCTCTATATCTCCAAAGTTTTGCTACTTTAGGGTCCATATTTTCTATATCCACTAACTTCTGCCCAGCCTTTGGATGACCTTTAGGATAAACTGCATTTCTTATATGTTTTCTAAATTCCATTGTTTGATTTTCTTTACCCGCAGATTTCCCAGCCTTTGGATGTGGTTGGCCTGCTTTTTTATGCCATGGTGGATAAACATCATAATTATTTATACTAAGATATTCAGGGTTTGAATCACTTACTTTTTTAGTTTTATCAAAGTTTGGATTTTTCTTCACACCACGAACCGCATCACTTTCAATGTGTCTTACTGCATCAGTCCATGCAAACTTAAAATATTTTCTATCTTCTTGTGGAACACCTGCTAATTCTATTATAAATCCTTGATAAAATTCATCCTTTGAACCAATTGATGAAGTTCTACGACCACTTGGGTCTTTAGCTCCAGCACCCAATCCCATAGCATTCATTGTTCTTTTACCTATTTTAGAGTTCATACGCTTAATTGTATCCACATCGTCTGGATCTAAATCTTCTATACTTAAAAATACTTCTCTTTTATCTTTATATCTCTCTTGGTCTCTCTCAAACATCAATTTTACTGATTCAGCGTCATGATTTGAACTAAGTGTGGCCGACTTAACTTTAGGTGTTCCTTGATCTGTAAGTGAAAGTTTAGGTTTTTCTTCATCTGATAGTGAATCAAATTCTGATTTAGTTATACTCCCACCACCCTCTATTTTATATTCTATTTCATCCATAGCAAGTAATGCTTCTTGTTCAGTTTCGGGAAGTAATTCATTTGCCTCACCATACATTTTAGTTAATCTTTCATAATCAGCGTCATCTCTGCCACCTTCTTTTTCCTCTACACTCTTGATATAATCTTCCATACTCATATCTTTTTTTGTCTGATTAACTGCTGATGAAGTCAAGACTTGATTTTGTTCATGTTCTCTATTTTTATAATCAGCATCTGTTGGCGTTCCATTGTCATCATTTTCAAAACCTACAACATGCTCTAAATCCATTGATTCAATTTGAAGTGGCTGTCCAGTATATGCATCTATACCACCCTGTTCCAAAAATATTCTCCATATCATTTTACCCCTACCAACAGAACCTAAACCACCTCTTTTTACTTCTGGTTTTCCATTTGCATCTTTTTTGATATTAGGATCATTTCTATCTGTTGTAATACTTCCATCCTCTCTAATATAACCAAGAAAATGATTTTTTGAATTCTTACCAGCTACTTTTCCTTTTCGTTCAAGAGCTTCTCTAAGTTTTTTAGGTAGAGCAGCATAGGATTTATTTACAGTATCCTCTGATACTGTTTTTGGTCTTGCCTTTTTTACACCTTCTGCTACTCTCTCTGGTATAGCATCATCATACATATCAAGTAAATTCTGTTTATTATGTTTTATTACAGCATCTCTTTCGTGTTGAGTTTGCATATTTTTACCAAATCCAGCATTTGTTCTTCTTCCAGAAAGCCAGGCCAATGTCATTAATCTAAGTTGATTATCTGTAACATCACCACCTTCTTCCAAATATTCCATCAACCCCATCAATGATTCTTTTGCTTTATCTTCTTCTTTACCATCTAAATCCCATTCAGCTTGAATTGTAAGACTTTGTATTCGCTGTTTAGGATCAATATGACTTTTAACATCTTTACTTAATTTTGCATCTATTTTTTGATTTTTTTCAATTTCTTTTCTAATTTCATCGGATCTTTTTTCTTTTTCAGCAGTAGTTTTGGCTACACCATCTTCTTCACCAACAGGAACAAATTTTCCATCTTTC